TATCGCTTATCCAGCCCTCACGATTACAGCGCTTCTGTATCGCTTGGCGCGAGATATCGTAATCCTTTGATACTGCGTTAAAGCTTTCACCAGCTTGGATGCGTTGCTCTATCTCAGCCCAGTCCACCTGGGCTGGCTGATACTTCCGCATGATCTGTCCTGATTGGTTGCGCTGGTTGCGTCAGGTTGCACCCTGCAACCATATCTTGCGCCAGCATATCGAAACGATACCAGATTTCGTGCCGTTGACAACACCCTTGATGTAAAAAATCAATCAGTTTGCGATTTCAGTGGTGGCAACTCAGCCGTCGTCTTTGCATCACTGGTCTTCTGATATGTCTGCTGCTGGTCAAGCCAATCATTTAAATCTTGTGGCCTGTAATAAACGCGCGCACCCAGTTTGAGAAACTTAGGCGCATGAGTGGTGCCGTTAAAACGCCAATACTGTAGCGTCTTCACAGATATGCCTGTCATGCCTGACACTTCTGATTCATCTAAAAGTTGCTTGTCCATCGTGTTTCCTTCCCTTGTGTTAAATCTCATACCGATGCGCCCTTGCGCGGTAGTGCAACCGCAGCAGCGCATCCATGTATCTGCGCTTGACCACCCTGCCATCCGTGCCTAGCTGCAACATCCTGGCAAGCCGCGTCCAGGGCGCACCTCTTGCCTTGAAGGCAGCACTGTGCGCGACAGCCCAGACCAGCTTGCGATCATCCTCCGGCATCAGAATCGTTAGCTGCATGGCCCGATCATAGTCTGTGATCTGTCTGCTTGTAGGCTTCAGGATTGTCTCGCCTTCTTGTGTCCAGCCATAGCCATGCCAGTCCAGCGGATAGTCCGGCCACGATGACAGCTTTTGCTTACGCATGGCTGGCGGCATGCGCCTGTCTGTTTCGGCTGCTGTTAGGAACAGATCATGCAGCCGGTTAACGTCGCTCATGGGCCTTCTCCATCTGTTCAATGAACTGCCGCTGTTGGAACTGGTTCCATTTCCAGTACCGCTGCCGTGCTTCTTTAAACGCCTCTACAGACCAGTCTTCCCTGCAACGGCGCCATACTTTGTCCTGCCTGACTGCCCACCTATCTGCCTTGAATTTAGTGGCGACACACCTGTAATTGAAATTTGTGTGTTTTACAGATTGGCTTATAAGTCGTTGTATCTGTTCAACTTGCAATTTTGTGCTTGACGGATTTTCGGCCATTGTTAAAATCATCTCTTAGCGCAGGGCTATGCTGTTGAAGCATGGCCTTTTTTGTTTTCAACTTTTAATTCATGTCTTGGATAGCCTTCTGGCTTAGCGTCATGGCTTAGCTTAGTAACATAAGCTAGCTGTCGCGGGCGGCTTTGCGCCGATTTCAAACCACAAGATTTGCACTCCGATTCGCACCATGTGCCACTGTGACCCGTGGCTGTCTGGCAGACCACGCAAAGGCCCAGCTTTTCACGCCTCGCAAATGTGCCATCACCTTGCTGAATCATGCTGCTTGCTCCGCATCCTGCACTGCTATGCCTTGCGCTATGTCTGCCAGCGCATTACGCAGATAGCCCAGTGTGAGCGTTCCTGGCTGGCCCTGTAGCCACTCTGGCAGTGCCAAGTGCGCTTGATCTATGCTGTAGAACCAGCGACTGCTGTGACGCCTGACAGGCACGCCATAAAGTTCTGCAATATAAAAAAGACCGCGCCCGTCTTGGATCAGGCGGCTGATCTCACGATCTGCATCTGCCAGTGCTTCAGTGCGGGTCATCCGGTACACTCCCCGCCGTCTGCCTGACAAAAGAAACTTTCATCATCAAACACCCAGTCTGCCTGACGACCCACAAAGTCTGTGAACGCAGCCAAATCTCTGTCTTTGCGGAATGGCAAGCCGATTTCTTTTTCCATGTCAGCCCACCAAGTAACGCGGTCAGGCATGGTTTTGGCTATGTTTGCCAATATCTTCTCGCTTTTTAAAAAGCACATATCGCAGTTGCCCAGCGGCGTCTTGCCATTGACATTCTCAAGCTGCAAATCAAACGGCTGTTGCTGCCAGAAATGTGCTATGTCGCGCTTGGTCACGCCAGCATCAGCGAGTGGATACCACTCTGACCATCGTTCTTTATTGGTGTGTTTTAGCCGCTGTTGTTCATCAGCGCGGATGCCAATACATGCGGCCCATGTTTGCCAACCCAAACTTTGCACCAGGTAGCGCTTCATCGTTCTGATTTTTAATTCAGCGGTGCAATAACGGGCGACAGGATTTGGCAAGTATTGCTTTGACCTAATCAATATTTGAAACGGCTCACCGTTTTGACTGCATGAATTATGATTGACTACTTTGTAGCCGACCTTGTTGTCAGGCCGGTCATACTCAAGCCAGACAATCGGCACATTCCAGCGCACTGAACATTCATGGACAAAGGCCAACGTCTGCGGCATTTCTCTGCCAGTGTTGGCAAACATCACTTGGCACCTGTCGGGCAGATCACCGTTGGCCTCAAGTATCTGATGCAGCATAAAGGCACTGGTGCGCCCACCGCTAAAACTGATCTGCACGTTGCCATCTGGCAAAATAAAGGGGCTGACGCTCATAACGCCAACCCCTGCGCCTCTGGTTGGCGTGACCATTTGATGGGCGTCTGCACACCGTCTAAGCGCCTTGCCATCGCTTCTGCATTTACACCGCGATCTTTGTAGTTTCTCGCGACATTCACGCTGTCAGCACTGGCAAAAGGCCAACGCTTGCCTGTCAGCGCAAGGCCACGCAGCATATGAATGTGCGGCATGTACTGATGGGCTTGTGCTAGTGCGTTAAACGCCTTGTCAGCCCGTGCGCACCAAGCCTCACTTTCAATCTGCCAATATTGTGCTGTGCTACCAAAACAGACCCGTGGGTATCGGTCACAAAGGAAAAGCAAATAATCAATCGGCAGGCCCATGTGCCACACAGGCGCTGCCAGCTGGTTGGGATAGGGCCATTCAGCAAGCAACGCTTTTTGCTGCTCTACAGGCCCGTCAATGACATCAGGAATAACAGCCCAATGTGGGTGGCCCAAACGCGGCTCCAGCCATTCATAGTAGGCGCTGCGATCAAACATCAGCCCTTGCTTGAAGCTAGTGAACGCCCCATTGTCCCACATGACGCTCTGACCAATCTGCAAGCAGATGTCTGCATCATCTGGGCGCGCAAACGACACACAGAAATGCTTACCGGCCATAGCAAGCAGTTCTGCGCGTGGTGTCAGCGGTGTGCCGTGAAAATGAATCACTGACTTGCTTTCCAACACGATGCGATGGTGATCGCTTTGTGGATGCCTTTGAGCCGACCCCCTGCGTAAGGAAATCTCAAGGCAAACTGCTCTGCTAAATCTTCTTGCAAAGCAGGCTTGCCCTCGTTGGCCGCACAATCAACTATTTCCTCTGCCATGATCGGTATCTCTGTTTTCAACGTCAGGTCGTAATTGATTTCTTCCCCATCGACTGGGCAAGCAGAGATGAAACGCAGTTTATACTGGTGCTTCATGGTTGCGCCTCTGAAGCAAGTACATCACGACAAAAGCACCGACCATTTTACTGATCGTCATCAGCACAACGCCGCCGATGCTGAAATATCCAATCATTGCCAAGAACACAGCGCTGTCCAAAGGCGTGCCGACAGCCGATGAAATGACTATGCGTTGGCCCAAAGGCCGCTTTGACACGGTGTAAACAAGCCAGTCAGCAGTCTCGCTGATCAGAAAAGCAACCACTGACGCCACAGCTACAAAAGGGTCAGCCAGGTAATAACTCAGCAAAGCGCCGATGAGCATTGCACCGATCACGCGGTGACCAATTTCACGCTGACTGAAATCACGCAGCACAAAAATCAGGCCGACCAACAGCGACATCGGTGGCCACATTTCACCCAGCAGTGGCATGGGCGGCACGTAAACAAACCCCACATTGACTGCTAAAATACTGGCGACATAGGCCAGTGAAAATTTGTAGTTCTGCATCTGTCTTCTCCCTTTGTTAAAATTATTCATCGTCTATATCTTCCGGCGGTTCTACATAGCCCTGCCCGTCACAGGCAGGACACTCGCCGCTGCGTGTGTCGATGTATCCGCTGCCAGTCCTGTAATCAGGCCGTCCATATTCAATCTCGCAGACGCCTTGGCCCATGCACTGCTGGCACTCCAGGAGTTCTTCCCATAGCCCAGGGTGGCGCATGACGCGGACAGTGCGCGGTGCATCGAACTGATCCCTATCCACCTTCTGCCTCGCACATCTGC